TCGGGCACTTCGTCCGAGCCGCCATCGGGCACGTCTGCGGGCTCGCCCATCTCGCGTGCCTGCTTCTCGTTGATTATTCCCGCCTTGCGCAACTCGCGGGCGGAAACGTCGGTTCCGCTATAGGCCGGAAAAACCACGGGTCCAACGTCGAATAAGTCCACGTCCTCAATCGTGCGATTGATGATGGTCTTGCCGTCTTTCTCTTCCTCTGTGCGCGTCTGCTTCTTGACCACAAAGGCAAACGAGCATCCCGTCAGGTCGCCGCGCTTGATCGACGTGCGAACGTCTCTTCCAATTTGCGTGTCGGGCACGTCGCAATCGAAGTGCAGGCCCTTCGGATCTTCTGCCATCGTCAGCGTGCCAGCCTCGGAGCGTCCGAGCAGAAAGTTAGAGTCGTGATTGAACAGGCAGCGCACGTCCTGCTTCTCGCGCAGTGGGCGAGAGAACGCGCCCGCCTTGATCGTCTCCACCACCCGGAAGTCGGGATAGTCGCAAAGGACGTACTCTTCCCCGAACACGGCGGCATGGCCTGCAATGTGTCCGGTATCTTCCGCCCGAACTTCAACGTTCTTGCTAAATCTGCGTTCCATAAATCCTCCCCTGATCTATCTGCCCCACCGACCGTTACTCACGGCCTTCTGTACCGCCTTGACCGCCTTAGCGGCCTTCTGCACAACTACGGCCCGCTCAATCCTCGGCTCTTCCACTAAGTCGGCCAGACCTTGCGTGCAAAGTTCATAGGCTTGATCTGGCGGCACATCTTCAATCTTTCCGGTGTCCTTCATTCTGATGAATGGCATTTACTCGCTCTCTTCCTCAACCGCTACGGGTTGGCACTTCTCGCGCAGCACTTCAATTGCTCGCCGCAACTCAGGTTCCATGTCTGCCTCGGTCCAAACTTTGCTGCGATGCGCCATGCTCTTGATGTATTCGCGGATAAATTCGGGCGTGCCCACATCTAGCCGCATTTCATCTGGATTAGACTCCGGGGCAAGTTCAAACGCCGAGGCTACCGCCGTCAGAACCGGGGCAAATACCGTCTCGTAATCCTTCTGAACGGGGTCCTTTCGCGCCCGAATCCGAGCGAAAGCAGAGCTAAACACTGGCGAAAACATGCGGTAATAGTGGTCTATCTCGCGCTTTCCGCCCTGCGAAGTTCCGGATGCTGGCTTCGATCCACCGTCGCCGCCGTCCTGATCGTTTCCGCCCTGCCCTTTGCCGGCGGCAGGTTGCGGTTCCGGTTCCTTGTCCCAGTCCTCTGTGACAAACGCCATATTTACTGGGTAGATGAGTTTGTCGGCGGGATCCTGCGAGGCCATCTGCTCTTTGGAGTACGGCGGCAGGCCCAACATCTTGCGGCCTTCCTGCGTGGTAATCAGGGAAGCGTACCGCCCCATCTGGATGCCCTTCAGCAGATCGGCATAGGTCGCACGTTCAAACTGGGCCGTATCGAACTTGCAGAAGTACCTATTTGCGTTTCGGCCTGTTTTCGGAAATAAGCGGGCGTTCAACGATTGTTCCCACTTGTTGTACCAGGGCTTCATCGTGAACGTCAGGAACTCCAGCGCCCGTTGCTCCATGTTGGCGCGAGACTCCGCAGCCTCACCCAGGAAGTGTGGCGGCACGCCCAAGAGGCAAGCTATCTGTGTGCGGTTCCATTCCCTGACCTGAGTAAGCTGCGTTTTCTCCGGATCGGAACTTACGCTCTTAAATTCCATCCCGCCATCAAGAATCGCCATCGAGTGCGATTGTCCGCGACTATGGGCAGCTACCCACGTCTTCACGTCATTCAGCTTCTGGTCAGGACTACGCATGGCCGTAGTGGTGAGATAGCCCGACGGTATAGCCTGATTGGCGAAATACTTGGCAGAGTAGGACTGTGCCGCAAGATCGAGGCCCAGAACTTCGCGGGCAATGTACTTCACCAGACTCAGGCCCACCAGCGAATCGAGGCCCATCCCGCGAACGTGTACCATGTCCTGCATTTCAATCTGTCGCTCGTAATGTTGCGGCGTGTCTGTCGTCTTGTAGACAAGGGCTCCCGGCTGAAGTTCTGAGCGATCTAACTTCGCATCCACCCGACGCCACGGGAACGTAGCGAACGGGCTTCTGACATACAGGCCGCCAACTTCTCCCGCCCCGTTGTATGCCTTCTCAAAGTACGCATTGCCTGTCAGCAGAATGTGGAACATTCCCGTCTGCCGCCAGTCGGCGCTAGTCGTCTCCGGATTCGGTTGCATGTTCAGAAGAAACTGCAACGGGTGATCCAGCGCAATCCGCTCTTCTGTGGCGCTGATGCGTTCGTAGACGTTCAGCGGCACGACAGAGAGAGCGTCTGCAATGAGCCTGATCCCGCCAGCAAACGCCGCGCACTGCATCGCCGTGAGTTCGTTGACATCAACCCCAGACTCCGAAGGCGCTACGCCGAACCAGCCGCCAAAATAATCAGCTGGGAAGGTTACCGTACTTGACAATGAGTCCCTGAATTCAGCGAGTAGCCCACTGATAAATCCTTTTTTCATTGACGTTTCCGCCTTCCGCTGGCGAATGCGGCAGCCATCAGCAATGCGCCAGCGACGATCAACCCAGCGGGCTTATAAATCCATGCAACGCCAGAAACCACTAACACCGACCCCAGCACCAGATAAATCAACGGAAAGCGATTGGGCTTATTCTCAGGCAACCTTAGCCTCCTGATGCGCGGGGCAAAGGAATACCAATTCGCCCTTAACTAACTTACCCAAGCAGAACTCTCCGCAATGGCACTTACCCACAGCATCCACTCCGCCACCACCGCCCACAATCGGATTCGCGGCAGCTCGTCCACGCGCCATAATTGACGCCACCGCGCCGTCAATCTTTCGTGGCGAGAACGGATTGTTGGGCTTATGGCAACTAAGATTTCCCTTTCCGTCCGACTCGACCACGAGGTTGTCAACCATGAACGTCAAATGCGGATTGGCACCGTGGACGAACTCCCGCCCCATAATCGACCGATGGAATTCCTTGATTGGGTAAGTCATGGAGAGCGTGCCCTGCCGGTGCTCAACCATCTTCACGCCGGCGGCGATTAAGTGCTGGACAATCTCCGTGGCATAGGCTGGATCGTAGGCGCATTCTTCAATCTGGAATTGCTTGCTGAGTCCGAGAATATCTTCGCGCACGGTCAGGTAGTCCGTGACGTTCCCCGGCGTCAGTTTCAGGAAGCCGCCGCTTACCCATTCCTCATATCCGTAGCGCTCTTTCAGGATGGCGTGGTGGTCAACATCTTGCGGTGCCCATGACCACAGCAACAGAACTGGAATCTCAACGCCAGATTGCTCCGGAAAGTAAAGGGCTAAGCAGGTGAAGTCGTTCACCACGCCTAGGTCTAGGCCGCCAAAGCAGTATTTCCCCACAAGTGCAATCAGCTTCTCTTCGCGCCACGCCACTGGATCATGCGCGACGTAACTCGGTTCCCACGAGCAGGCACGCCACGCATCTGGGGAGATGAACCGTTCCTCGGATTGCGTCCAGACGCAGAAGTTCAAGCGCTGCACCAGGCTGCGCTTCCCCGGTTTATCAACCGCCTCTTTCACCTGCTTGCGCAGATAATCAATCGGCAGAACTTCGCCCAGCGCCGGATTGGTCTTGATCCACACCTGCTCATCCAGCCAGTTATCGCAGGCTTCGCATGAGGGATTGTCCTTGCCCTTCTTGCGGCAGTCATCGCATACGTCAAGCTGGCACACGTAAAAGAAGTGGGCCTCGTTCTCCGCGATTCCCTCGAGCACCTTGCGGGCGTACTCGTGATCTTCCCAGCACACCGTTTCCCGATCGAATCCGGAGTTCGTAATCTTGAATACCATCGGCTGCTTGCGCTGCTTGAAGCCAGCTACCAACTTGCCGACAACTTGCGGATCCTTGTGCTCGTGTTCTTCGTCCACGATTACAAAGTGGGGCCGGGGGCCATCAAGTGAGTCCCTGTCAGCCGCTACGGGCCGCATAAATGACGCACCGCAACTCAGGTTCCCGCTGGTGTACTTATTCGAGCAGCCGTAGGGTTTAACGACCTTACGAAGCGCTGGCGTTTTACTGACAATCGTTGCCGCATCCTTGAAGCAGATAGCGGCCTGTTCTTTGGTCGGTGCCACAACGTAGACTTCCGCAGAAGGCTCGTTATCCTCCGTGATGCCGAAAATGCCTATCCCAGCCGCCAAGGGGGTTTTACGGTTGCCCTTGCCGATCTCTATGTACGCCTCTTGGAAGCGCCGGTATCCGTTGCCCCTCATCCAGCCAAATAGGTTGGCTACGATGAACTGCTCATATGGCATGAGGGGCTTGGACGAGAACGCCAGATCACGAAAGAACTTGATGACCACTACCGCCGCGCCCTGGTCGAAGTGATAGGGAAATTCGGCGGTATTCTGACGCGACAGGTCACCCAGAAAGCGCTCTACCGCCAGAAACACCAATCGCCCCGCCGGAATCGTTCCGCTCAGAACATCCAGACAGTACCGCGCAACGGAGGGAATCCTATTGCACGATTTCGTTAGAAGTTCTTGCGCTTCTGACAGTTTCCAGTGGGTCTTGTGGTTTATCACTGTCTGCTACTTGCAGCCGCGCACGATCCGCCGGGGTCAAGCCGAACCGTCCGCATAGGTTAACTAACTGCGCCATTTCCGCCCCAGACATCCCAGCCTTGGTATTGAACTCATGCCGCAACTTGGTCCTGAGTCGCACAAGCAACTCGAAGCCGACGCGATCGGAGTTGGCGGCCACGCCAGGGCATAACTCACCCGCAGTCTCAAACCACATCGCCCTCTCTTGCTCTGTGAATTCCTCCGGCGGATCCCCCAGTTTGCCCGTTGGCCTCGGTTCCTGCCTGTTGATGCGCGACTTTCGCACGCCCTTGATGGCCTTGAGTGCCGTAGGCTCCGGTTTTCGCCCTGAATTCACGCCGCCCATAAATCAACTTTCCAAACTGTTATTCTGGCTTTGTTCGCAAGCAAGGACGTGCTGGTCTTGCCGCTCGACCGGAAAGGAGAACGTACCCCCGTATCCCCCATCCAACTCTCGCATAATGAATGACTTACCACAGTACGAGCAGGACCGCGCACACTGCCGATGCTATTGCTGCGATGGTAGTTACAACCTGGAGATAGACTGTAGTCTCGTGCCGTGCTTCTGCTTCTTCACGATGCTCAATGGCAAGTTGCTGTTGCAGCCAGTAGGATGCTTCAGTCCAGTGCTTGTGGCGTTCTGCATCTTCCTTGAACGCTCGCACGTCGTCGTAGGTGTATCTATGCTTGTGTTCTGACATGAAAGGAGTTGGCTATAATGCTAGACCATTGCTGCAATACCGCAGGCTGCGCCGAATCATCCCAGTTGCGCCATTTCAATCCGCACAGACAGACTCGTTGCCCATCCGCTTCTATCTTGAAGTCTTTAGACCCACAGTTACAGCAGAACTCAATGTACTGGGATTCCATAATCGTTGTGTTTGCGTGCTGGCTGGATTTGACCAACCGACCCGATGGCGTTCGGGCGTCGCATTCCGGGTTTCACGGAACTACACGCTCTTGGCCCAACGTCACTTCGCGCAAGTGCCGCAGCACGCTTTCAGATACTTATCCAACTACGCCACCAACCCCAGTCTGGAGGTATCATTCAATTCACCAAGCTAATTTGTGCGGGCAGGGCTTAATACCTGCTTGGGTTTGGGGCCGCAATGTCACTCCCCGCGCCTCACGCTATGGCTGCCCCATCAGTGCATTGCGACACCTACAGGGACTTACCTGCTTTCGACTCCCGCGTGCGTGTCCTTCCACGCCGCCGCACAAAACTCATTACGTTGACCTTGACATGCGCTCTTCGTGCGACATCTCGTAGGCCACAGGCGTTACTACTTGCACGTATGGACTAAGCAGAATGTCGCGTGGCGTGATGCGATACACTGGCGTGCTCAGATTGAACAGCGGTGCGCCTACTGCCTCAAAAGCGGCAGCAACAAGTTCCGAGCAGAACCAACTGTCATCCTCGCGCCAGTTGCGGTCCAATGCCAGCCCAAATAGGGCCGTGAAGTCGTAAGGCTTGCCTAACTGAGTAGTTGCCCAGTTAAATGCTTCCTCAATCTTCGGCGCTGTCAGGAACAATAGTTTCGCGTGCGGATCACAGTCGCGCCACCGCACGCCATCACCTTGCGCACTGAAGAATCTGTTGCCGCAGACGAATCCGGCATGTGACCAATCCGAGCGAGTAGCAAAGCGGATGGCCATGCTGATTGGATTCCACTTCTGGGTTTGCAGGTAGATGAAGGGCTGCATGGTCAGTTCTTTGGCGGCCACAATCCCTTGTTCTCTAATGCCGTTTTCCTTGTGTGGTCCGCATGGCAGACGCCTTGAAGATTCGATTCGTCGAAAAAGTAGCGCTGATCGCCGCCATGCATTGCAATGTACTCATCCGCCCTGATGATGTGATCTATATCCGTGATTAGACCTGTCCCGCCACAAAGGATGCCCAATCGACAGAGCTTGTCTCGGGCTGCAATTCTGGGCCTGATGCCTTCACGCCATTGCCGGGAATCGTAGAGTGCCTTAAGTCCGGAATCGCGCCGTTTCTGCTGGCGCTGTCGCTCAGTTCGGATTGCACGATTGTCCTTCTGGTGAGCTTCGCAGTATCCGTTACTGGTTGCGATTTGGCGACAATCACGGCAGATTGTTGGAGGTCTGTTTGGCACTGTATATTTTTACTTGACAGTTATGCAGGCGCGGTATACTGTTCTAGCGGAGGTGAACGCCGTGTTTTTAACCATTGAATCACACGTCGAATTCTTAGAGAAACGGGTGGATCATTGTTGGCATATGCGCGGCTGCGGGATGTATGATGCATTCCGCCTTCATCTGCACGAATTCATCAAGACGGGCGAATCGACTTACGCGGAGGAGTTGGGCAAGTGGCGGTTTCACGAGATCATCCCCAACTGGAACTGGGCATCGATCCGCGAATACATCCTGAAGCATCCCTCTGTCAAAAAGCGTATATACCGAAAAATCGACCTAGAATTTGACAGCCTAGAACGTGGAATACACATCGCTTAAAGGCTCACCTTGCCGCCGCTAGCGAATAGTGAACCGTAGCGTAGGCCACTGGCCCGATGGACATTGCGGGGCTATAGGTCCGAAATACCAGAAAGTCAATGCCCGTCAGAAACGCCGCTACAGGTAACTCGGATCCAGAATCTTCGTGGCTCGTTCGACTGCGATGCACCGCTAGGACTGTCGCCGCCCACATGCCAGCGTGCGCAGCCATGAAAATGCCATAGCTTTTCTTGTCGGGATGCAACCAGCGCCGACCGTTGCCAATCGTCAGAAAATGATCTGGCTTGCCGTCACAGGCTTCGCTTTCATTGACAGGAGGATACTGCCCAATGATCTTATGCACCCATTCCGGGCACGGATCGCCGTTCTTCTCAGTACAGGTCGTGGCCTTCGTTGTCGATGGGGCATCCGGAAGCTGTGCCAATGCGCTTAAGCCAAAACACAGAACCGCGAATAGCGCAAACGCATTTCGGCGGAGAATAGCGCGTCCAAACTTGCTTACAATGGAGGCAAAAGAAGATTTCCTCGACAGGATCATAAATAACCACTTCTCACTGCAACACGGTTACGCGGATCGGGACCACGGGCCATTTCTGCCCGCCGGGAAGGGGGGATTTGTCGTCCACAACTCCCAAGGACATATACGCCCGCACTTTATCCTGCGCTGCTTGAATTTCACTTTGCGTGTCTGCAACGCCAGCATTGGCTTGCATTTCGTGCTCAGAAATACACGAGTTGCTTGACACTTCGCCGTGGGCGGATATCAAGATTTCCGAGGATTGGCAGAGCGGAGCGTACAACTGGATGGCATCGGAACGAATACGCCTAGCCTCACCGCTTATAACCAATTGGCGAGCGTATGATTCCGACTTGCGTAACAATGGCCTATCTAGGTAGGGATTGGAGTCGTGTGACCAGATTCCGACGCGTGCCATTTATTCGGTAACGTCTATCGCTACATTCGCGCTGCACGAACGGCAACGCCAGAAGAACACCGTAGGTTCGGTTTCAACGATTTTGAATCTAGTAGACCCACAATCGGAGCAGTTTGACACCGGGCAGTGCGATTCCGGAGAGGACTTCCAGTATCCCCTTGGTCGCTTAAGCTCTAGTTGGCGCTCTCCTAACCCCCAAGCGGCCAACTTCGACTCCCATCGACTTAGTGATACCACAACAACCGAGCACACAGAGCCCTCTATAAATTGTAGGACGACATACCTTTAGGTATGTAATAGCTTGTAAATGACTCTATTAACACATGTTACCGTAGTGTTCATTTCTTCTGCTATCTCTTTAGCCGACATACCAACGCGCCAGTAGAGATAGGCTATGCGATAGCGCCTGATCGCCCTTCCGAATATACGCATACGCAACTTCTCATCACTATTGGCCCATGCCGGGATTCTTTTGGTAGGACGGCGGACTTTCTTAACCTGAAATCCGTTCGGAATCCAACCGCCCTGTAAGTCGTTGGTCGTCA